GATGATTTGTCTCAACTATTGTCAATGAGCGACGATGAACTCGACGTTTTGTTGGATGGAACGATTGTCAAGCGCGTCAATATTTCTGAGCACAAATACTCGAGGGCGTGGGTTCCCATTGAGGCACCCAAAAATGCTGTCGAAACGTTTGTGCCAGAACGACCACCAAATCCAGATAGGTAAATTTTTACAGCCAATAACAGTGCTAATATTTTCTTGCGTTGCAATCGCGATTATTTGCGACGTTTCTTAACGTAAGGAGTTGAGCAATGCCAAGTGTTGAAATTGGTGGTGGAGAAGGCGGAAGAGCCGGAAGAATTCGCCGTGCTGCTTCTCGCGCGGTTGAAACCGCTCAGCGAGTTGGCCGTGGCCTTGTCGACCGTTTGCGTGGTAGACGACGCTAAAGTCGCTAATCCACATTGAGAGGTTGAAAAATGTTGGTAACGCTTTCTGACCTCACGACATACATGGACATCAGCCTTTCCCTAAGGCAGCAAGATGCCGCAGAAATAATTTTGCAAGGTCTCCAAAGCGAAATGGAGACTTTCTTGGGCCGCCCTGTTGAGATTACCGAGTTTGTCGATGAGACTCATATCCTTGAGGCCAATCACGTCAACGTTCCGATGGGTTCCTATTTTTATAATCAGGGCCTAGGGCTCGGCGATTCTGACCCAAATGGAATTATTACTTATGCTGCTCCTCCGAGCACTGTTTATTTAAGAAATACCCCAGTTGCATCCGTGACAAAAGTTGAAATGGACGGACCAACAATAACGAACAAGATTCTTGGGGAAGCGGTAAAAAGAACTGCGAATATAACTGCTGCAACCGTATCTTCCGGCACGGCAACATACACCGCCGGTAATCACGGGTTTACACTTGGGCAAACAGTGACGGTGATTGATTGCAATCCATCAACGTTCAACTTAAATGCAAAAGTCATAACGGGAGTAACGTCTACTACATTTAGCGTTGCAAATTCGGGCGTTACCGGAACATATGTTTCTGATGGTTCTGCTACTGCAAATGGAAGCGAATATACAGTGCGTCGTTATGGAATAGATGTTTATACCGGATTTGCAAATGATATTCTTCGCATCACATATATGGGTGGGCTGGACGGAGAAAACATTAAGATGTTTAAACTTATGATTCTCAGGGCAGCAACACGAGAAATGCAAAACATGCATGATGATGTTGTTGGCGTAAAAGATTTAAATCCACGAAATGTTGCTGTTGCTCAAACCGGGTTTTTAGACACCGAACTTGCTCAACTAAAAAAATACTCAAGACGCAGAATTGCTTAATTATGGGCGCTGAACTTGCTTGCAACATAAAGTTAAGAATAACCGGACTCAAGGGAATGAGTCACGATTTGAAGATGATTAAACGAAGGATGAAAGACCTTCGTCCGGTTTGGCCAAAAGCAAACGCAAGTTTGAAGGCCTACATGATTGCAAACTTTACTTCACAGGGTTTGCCCTCTGGTGGTTGGGCCCCATTGGATGCAGAATATGGGTCGTGGAAAATACGAAACTATCCAGGCTCGCCAATGCTGGTAAAAGAAGGCGGATTGTTTTCCAAAATCGCACAAGGCCCAGATGTTGATGGAAACCTGCGAAGCGCTACGTTCAGTTTTGCTGGAGAAATACCAAAATTTCATCAGTATGGAACTACAAAAATGCCTGCACGTCCAATTATTTTTGCATCAGAAGAATGGACAGAAGATGTTGCCCAAATGATTGCCGATTACATTGTTGATGGAGTTGAGTAAATGCCCAATTACTTAATGCATGGGGCACACTTTGCAAAAAACTACGTTTCTACATATTTGCAAAATGATTTGCCAAAACGAATTGTTAGATATAGAAACGGCTGGGATATTTCAAGCACTGAATTACCAATGCCAGAAAAGTATTTTGCCTACGAGCCCCTTGCCCTGGATGCTTGGCCGACAGTAATCACGGTCGCTATATCAACGCAAAGTTTTGAAAGAATGGGATTTGATGGCCCAGACCCTTTGTATCGAGTTAATTACTCAATGAGAACTTATGTTTGGTGCAGGGCGGTTGGCCCTGATGAGGCGACAGTCGCTCGCGACAGACTTACATCTGTTGTCAGGTCTGCACTTTTGGATTATCCATGCCTACAGGCTGTTGACCCGCGTCAGTCATTTCAGGTAATGATTGACGAAAATACCATGAGGGAAGAATTTTCCGAAATAACCCTTTTGAAAGGCGACAGAGTTTTGTGTGGTGGCTACGTTGGGTACAACCTTGGAATCAATGAGGTTGTGACTCGTCAGGATATTGGGGAAATACAGGAAATTGAATTGTCAGTTTCGCAAGATGGAATCACCGACACAAACCTAGACGTCTCCGCAAACACGGAAACATTTACAATTGATTGATTGTTTATAAAGTACAATTTACTGATAACGCTTAGGAGATTGTCAAATGAGCCATTTTTTTAAAAAAGTGAAAAACAAAGGGGATTACTCTGGTTTGTCTGGCTCATCAGTAGTTGTCGTAAAAAACGTTTCTGGTGGTCCATTTGAGGTAGACAGCGATGGACGAACCCTTGCCAAAAACACAATGGCGGCAATTGATGAGTCTTGTCCGATTTGCGCAAAGGGAATAAGCGACGGAAAACTAGTTGTTTTGCACAGACCAGCCAAGCCTTCCTCTCCAAAACCAAAACAAAAACAAGTTTTGGAAGAAACTGACGAAGTTCAGCAAACAGTTGCATCAGCGGAAGATGTTGAGTCTGTACAATAGTTCTAAATTAACATGAGAAGTTTCTCTACAGCGAGGAAGGTGTCATGCCAGGCGTAAGCATACAAACAGCAGTAAGAGTCGGACCGAATGCGGCGACGGCCGTTGAGACGTCGCAACTGTTCGCAGTTGGCAAGGCCGCTCGCGGTCCTGTTGACACCGCAAAGTTGGTGACAAGTCTCGAGGAGTTTGAGGCGATTTATGGTGGGTACGCATCGTATGCGTACTTGCACCCGACTCTTCAAACATTTTTTGAAGAGGGCGGCACAAGAGCGTACATTGCTCGTGTTGCTGGTTCTGGTCACTCAACTGGTTCAATCACTCTCGCTGAGGGCGGTGTTGGCGGAGATAACGTTATGACGATTACCGCCAACGGCCCTGGCGCATGGAGCAGTGACATAACAGTCGAAACGGTTAACCCAGGAACTGTTTCCGGAACATTCATCATCAGGATTTACGACAGCGGAACTTTGCTCTACACCACCGGCAACTGCACCTCAGTTGCTCAAGCGGTCGGTCGTATCAACTCAAGCGCAAAAGCGTCGAAGGTTGTAGTTGCTGCTGACCTGGAAGCGTCAGGCTCCCCACTTCCGCAAAACTCATCTGCCACTGCACTTAGCGCTGGCGATGACAACGAGGAAACCGTTGCTGCCGCAGACTACGTCACTGGCCTTGACCTTTTCCTTGAGTCTTATGGAACTGGTGTTGTTGTTTGCCCAGAGTCGCATAACGCCACAGTGCAGACGGGTCTTGCAACTCACGCAAATACCTACAACAGAATTGCATTCTTGAGTGGCGCATTTGATGACACGATTGCGGAAGCAAAGACTGCTGGCAATGACCTTTCTGCAGCAGATGAAAACGCTGAGCACGTTGCATATTTCTACCCATGGGTCTATATTCCAACCACCACTGCTGGTGTAAACAGACTGATTCCACCGGTTGGCTATGCGGCTGCAAAGCGCGCTGTTGCCCACACTCAAGTTGGAGCACATAAACCAGGCGCTGGTCTGATTTCTGTTGCATCGTTTGTGAATGGCGTTGCAACTGACATCGACAAGAGCAACGGAGACTCTCTTGATGATTCGTATGTAAACGCAATTCGTGTAATAAACAACACGATTCGTGTTTATGGTGCTCGTTCAGTTTCGCCAGACACCACAAACTTCCGCTATATCACGGCGCAAGACGTTGTCAACCAGGTGGTCGTTGAGGCCTATCGCTCGCTGGAAGACCTCATCTTCAGTGTTATTGATGGACGAAACACGGTGTTTGCCGCTGTTGAGTCAAAGTTGTTTGCAATTCTTGAGCCGCTTAGAGCGAATGGCGCCCTGTTTGAGGCGTTTGACGCAAACGGCAAGAGAATTGACTTTGGCTACACGGTCAAGTGCGACACATCGCTCAACCCAACCTCGCAACTTGCTGATGGTTTGGTCAAGGCCAAGGTTGGCTTGAGAGTTTCCAGTGTCGGTGACAAGATTGAAGTCGACATCATTAAGTCGAACTTGACCAAGTCGGTCGTCTAAAAACGGAGGATAGGAAATGGCAAAAGTATCACAAAGGCAAGTCCTTGCAAGAATTGCTCCGCACGCAGCGCAGCAAGTCACTGACCTGCCAAAGTTTGAGACATTTTTGTTTGCCCAAGTGTCGGGTGGAGAAATCACCGCCTCGGTGGAAAAGATTTACGAGGGCGGAAAGGCTTCCCCAACTGTTCTGTGCGCCCCATTCGATATCGGCGACATTACCGTTACCGCACACTACGACGATGACAGAGTCGCCTCGGATAGTGCCACTGGCTTGGCTGCAAAAGTTGCCAAGTTGCGCGAGTACGTCGGCAAGGCCTACTACGACATCGTGGTGGAGACCTACGACTGCGACTTGAAGAAGCCCGGTTTGGACCGCATCTACTCCAAGGCGCTCTTGGTTGGCCTTACTGAGCCGGACGGAGACTCGTCCTCTGGCGCTCCGTCAACCTTTGCGCTCACCTTCTCGGTGTCGACGGTTACCAGCAAGTAAATTAATTAAACAATTTACACTTGGTTGGTGTTTGTTGTGCTAGGTTTTTCCCCATGAGCAACAACGAACTTTACACATCATCAGAAGAACCAAAGAAGCCAGCAAAGGCAGACAAGAAGTCTGAGCCGACTTTGCTTGACCAACTTACGGCAGTCGTCAAGCGCAAAGTTGAGCGCGCGCAAGTTTTAATGGCGATTCCAGAACGACCAAATGTCAAATTGATTATCAGCCCAAACATTACCCAGAATCAAATTAGAAACTGGAGAAAGTCTGCTGGCGAGGACACAAAAGCCGGAATGGATGCACTGCGATTTGCATGTTTGGTTGTTGGTAGCACCACCGTCGGAATGATGTTCGACGATGAAGAAGTTAAAGATGCAGATGGAAATGAACTCACCTTTGCTTCGGACATCATTCTTGAAATGACTGAGACAACCCGTCCGCAACCAGACTGTGTGCGCGCCTTTTTTGGAGTTGACCCGCATGTTGAGTCAGCCGCAGTTGCAATCCTTGAAGCAGCAGGATATTCGGATACGGTTGACACAGAGGACCCTATGAAGGAGTCTTTGACGAATTAGTCGAAGATTCCTTAATCATCAATGCCGCAAGACTTGGTGAACTTTGGGGCACTAATCCACTAGAACTACTTGACGTATCACCAAATGAGTGGCTGATACTCATGGCATGTGCTAAAGTTGTATCAGAAGACCGCGAGCGAGAACGGCGCGAAATGGAGAAAAAGTAGCACTCCCCTCTGCCCGAGTTAGAGAAAGATAAGTTTCTTTCATTACAACTTAGGAAGATATGGCCAGTAGCAGAGCAGAAATATTTGTTTCGACGAAGAAGGACGAAGGTCCAACACGCTCCACAGAGCGTGTCGATGAACTTGGCGACCACGCAACAAAAACCGGAGTAAGACTCAAGTTCCTTGCCTCACAGGCAAACAAGGCATCAAGAGCCCTCATTGGCCTTGCCAGTTCATCTGCTGCGGCAGCCATAGCAACTGAAAAGTTAAACAAGAACACAAAAGTTCTTGAACGACACGCTTTTGCGGGCACGAAAATGCTGCGGAAAATGGGCGTTGTTTTGCAAACCATGCTTGTTGGGGGCCTAAAACTTGCAACACTTGGTCTTGGTGCGATGTCGGTCGCGTTGGTCGGTATTCACGCATTATTTGTTACCGGCAGGTTCTTGGTGAAGTCGTATCACGTTGCATTGAAGGGCCTGGCCGCAACTGCTGCCGGAGCCGCAGTTGCAATTGGATTGGTTTCAAGTGCCCTCAGAGAACAGCAAGCAGCGATGTTTGCGTACACCGGCAAAAATAACAAAGAATTTGGCAGCGGCTTAAATCAGGTTCGCGTAAATATGCGCGGTTTGCACATGGATGCAAAACTTGCTGGCGCCGGAGTTGAAACGCTTAATAAGGCATACTCAGAAATAGCAAAATCAAAAACGGGGTATCTCGCAAGTAGTAAAAGCCTTCTTAAGGACCTTGGTGATTTTGCAGCAGCCGGTCAGCCACTTGAGGAAGGACTTGTAAAAGCAGCCAAAGTTGTCACTGCAATACAAGACCCCAAAAAGGGACTTGGCGCAATCAAGTCTGCATTTAAAGAACTAGGACCAGCAGCAGAAGAGGCTCTCAAGGAAGCACAAAAACAAGGTATTGACACCAAACAAAAGTTTATAGACGCCATGAAGAGTGGTCAACTGTCCACCCTTGGCGGCGTAACTGGTCAATTTGATGCAGTAAATAACACCCTTATTGGACAAGTAAAAAAGTATTTCAACCTAATACGCGGACAATTTGCTGACTTCGGACAACAGTTTTTGCCAGAAGCAAAAATTGGTTTAGAAAGAATCTACCGAATCTTTACAAGAACAATGCAAATGACGACAGGAGCCGTTGCCGGATGGGAAAAGCGCGGTGGCTTTGTTGATGCAATCGTTAATGCAGTACAAAAAATCTCAGACTTTTACGTCAAACTAATTCGCGAATACCTGCCAAAATCCGAAGGAATGTTTAGCCGTCTTGGTGAGTGGTGGAGAAGATTCAAAGAAGGCTGGAATGAAATTTTAAATGACCTAAGACCATTCATTGACGGCGCGCGGGTCATTGAAAAAATGTTTGGCAATGCATGGCGCCCAATATGGCGAGAAATTAGCGGAGCATCAAAAGAATTCAACAGAAGTCTTCAATTCAATAGGGTTGAATTTGAAAAACTTGGTACTTCCATTGGTGAAACAATTGCCGAAGTTCTAAGCGTAATTAGGGTGTTCGAAAGAGTAATTCAAGAGAATTTACCTTTCATAAACAATATTTTTAAAGGCCTAAAACTTCTTGTTCAGCAGTTCACAAGAATATTTAATTTCATGGAAAACTTGCCATTCTTTGGCGGCAATCTTGGTAGCCAAGGCGCTCTTTCGCTACTCCTCGCAATGGGCAGGGGAATGAAAACTGCTCGCGGAACTGTTCTCGACAGGGAAATGCTGACACAAAGAATGAACGTAAAAGCAGGCAGCGTGTCAATTTACGGAACTGTTCAAGGAGCAATTCAGGGCGCAAAACTTGGCTCCCACCCAGCATTCATGGGCCCAACTGGCGGAACAAGTCCAATAATTGGAGCCGCAATAGGCGGTGCCGCAAAGGGTGGCTGGCTTGGAGCAGATGCACAACAAGCGTGGAATAGGTATTACCCAATGATGAGCACTGTGAGCACCCTTACTGGTGGACCTGGCACGATGCCGGGTGGCGCGGCTGGAATGCTCGGACTTTCTGGTAGTGGGGCAAGTGCGGCCGGCGCAGGTCTTGCATCGTCAACGCTTTCACCATCACAAACGCGTGGCGCAGTTCTTCTTAATCAAAGTGCTGCATCTGCACAGGCATTGCCAGCATCTTTGGGTGGAGCAACTCAGGCACTACATAGTTTTACTGCAGGCCTGGGAAGTGCAACTGCAGGCCTAGCAAGTTCAACTGCTGGCCTAAGAACTGGTACTGGTGGCGCAATTGCCCCACTTACTCTACCCGCTACAGCGCCGACTGGACCATCAAGCCCTTGGACCGCACCTGGCACGATGCCAACATCCGTTGGGGGAATGTGGAGTTCGTTCAAACGATTTAGAAATAACAACCCCTCTCCCACCACAGCGGCCAAAGACTTTTGGAGGGGCACAGTAGTTCCTGGGGTTGGGACCAAAAAGGGTTTAAACGAAAAAAGAAACAGAGCATTTAGTGCGCTGTCGCGAGCGCAAAATTACAAAAACATAATGGCCACATCGAATCAGATGGAGGCAGACAGAAAAGAACGCGGTTCAAAATATAAGTTGGACGGAATGATTGGAGCGTTCATGCTCCAACAGGGATTATCGCGACTATCCAATAGGGTTGGTGACGAAGAAATCAAAGGCGGTCTTGGCCTTGCATCATCGATGGCCTTATTTAGTCCAAAACTTGCTGCTGGAATTGCTGGTGGTACGTTCGCCATAAAGAGCGGAAATATGGGTTTAGCAATGGGTGGTGGCGCTCT